CGACCTCCCCGGCCTGGGCCGCAACGAGATCGCCGCCCTCACCAACCTGGACCGCGCAGACGTAGGTGCGCTCCTGCGCACCATGGCCGTGGAAGGCACCGTCTCCAACGGCGGCACGATCAACCGAGGCTCCTGGACCAAGACCGAGGACACCAAGTGATCGACAACGCACTCACCCTCCTGTCCTACGTAGCACCCATCCTCGCCGCCATCGGCGTCACCTACGTCGCCGGATACATCCACGGCACGCTCGGCATCGTCACCACCCTCTTCCCCCGGAAGGACCCGAAGTGAACCCCACCGGCACCCGCAACTCCAAGCAGCGCCTCGCCGTCGTCCTCAACGGCATGGCGGACTCCTGGTCCAACAGCCACGCCAGCGTCCACTACAGCGTCGGCACCTGGGTCTGGTTCACCCCCACCGGAGTCGGCCAGTCCGACGACTGGATGGACGCCCTCATCGCAGTAGCCGACCACCTCACCGACTAACCCAGCCTTCAAGGCACAGAAAAGGGGTGGGAGCGTTCCGAACTCGCTCCCACCCCGAACGGAAGGAAAGCACATGAGCACTCTCACGAAGCCCCGAGGCCGAGACCTCACCGGACAGACCTTCGGCACCCTCACCGTCCTGGAGCGCGACGGACACAGCGCCCACATGGTCGCCTGGCTGTGCCACTGCACCTGCGGAGCCGTCGTCACCAAGCGCGGCACCTACCTCACCAGCGGCACCACCAGCACCTGTGGTGACGCCCTCGCGCACAAGCGAGCAGCCAACGGCACCGGCGTCGACTACCACGCCGCCCACGGACGCCTCCGGGCTGCGCACGGCCCCGCCAGCGCCTACACGTGCCCCTGTGGTCAGCCCGCCAAGGTCTGGGCGTTCCTCGGCTGCGAGGACGCCATCACCGGGCCAGGAGGCACGAACCCGTACTGCGCGCACGCCTGCCCCGACGAGTACCAGCCGATGTGCATCCCCTGCTCCCGCACCGCTGACCGGGCCGTCCGTGCCCAGATCGGATCGATGTCATGACCTTCTTCCTCGGCCTCCTGGTCCCCGTGCTCGCCTACGGCGTCCTGTGCGCCTTCCTCGGCATCTGGGTGCGCGACACCATCCGCATCCACTGGCCCACCATGGGCGAGGACACCGCTGCACGGGTCCTCAGCGCTCGTGTGAGCCTCCTGAGCGGCCTCAAGGACCTCCTGGGCAGGATCGGACGATGAGCCCGTTCCTGTGGCTCCTGTGGGCCGTGTGCGCGTTCGTGCTCCTGGTCGTCATCACTGCGATGGTCTTCGTCATCCGCGACTCCTTCCTCGCCCACAAGCCCTGCCCCCGCTGCGGCTACGAACCCGGCGTCGAAGACACCTACATCCCCACCGACTGGCCCCACCCCGGAGACATCGACGAAGGTCCACCGGTACGGTGAACCAAGAAGCCCCCCACACGGCGGAGTGCCCGTGTGGGGGGCTTCTTCATGCCCAGGTACCGTAGGGCTAGCAATAACTAGAATCGGGCATCTAACTAGAGGAGTTGTCATGGTGGCAGCAGACAACGGACGACTCAACCAGCGCGACCAGAAGATCTGGCACGACTACACCCTCGGCGGCAAGACGCTCGTTGCGCTCGCTGAGGAGCACGGCGTGTCCTACCAGCGCATCAGCCAGATCCTGACCGAGATCCGGGAGAGCCTCCCCCAGGCCGACCGGCAACTGATCGTCGATGCCCGCCTTGCCCAGATCAAGGCCATCGGTGACGCCCTCATGCCCGGCCTCCTCATCGGAGACAAGGACGACATCGCCTCCTGGCGCAAGATCGTGGACCGCGAAGCCAAGTACCTCGGCCTCGACGCAGCCGAGAGGGTCGAGATCAGCGGAGGCGTGCGCTACGAGATCACCGGCCTCCCGGATGAGTAAGACCCTCGTCCGGGTCGAGATGCGCGGCCCCATGCGGGACCTGTTCACGACCACCGACAGCGTCATCATCAGCGGCCCAGCAGGCACCGGGAAGTCCTTCCAGACCCTCCTGTGGCTGCACCTCGTCATGCTCAAGTACCCCGGCACGCGCGCCCTCGTCGTCCGCAAGGTCGCCCGCAGCCTCACCGGCACCACCCTCGCCACGTTCCGCGACAAGGTCGCCATCGAAGCCATCGAGAGCCGCCTCGTGCACTTCTACGGCGGCTCAGCAGCCGAGCCCGCGTCGTTCCGCTACGACAACGGCTCACGCATCATCGTCGGCGGCCTCGACGAACCCCAGCGCATCATGGGCTCCGAGGTGTCCATCGTCCTCATCGACGAAGCCATCGAGACCACGCAGCGCGACCTTGACATGCTGCGCACCCGCCTCCGTGGGGCCAAGGACACGGCCTACCCGCACTACCGCCTGGTCATGCTCACCAACCCCGGCATCCCCACGCACTACCTCAAGACCGCTGAGGGCGTCCGCATGGCGTACTCCACGCACCGCGACAACCCCGCGCTCTACCAGGACGGGCAGTGGACCAGCGAGGGAGACCGCTACCTGGCCGAACTGCGGAACCTCACCGGCGTACAGCGCTCACGCCTGCTCGACGGCAAGTGGGTCGCCTCCGAAGGCACCATCTGGACCGGGTACGACCCTGCTGTGCACCTCGTGGACCGCTTCGTCATCCCTGCCGACTGGACGCGCTACTGGTCCGTCGACTTCGGGTACATCCACCCGTTCGTCGCGCAGTGGTGGGCCGAAGACCCCGACGGGAATCTGTACCTCTACCGGGAACTCGTGCACACGAAGCGGCTCGTCGAGGACCACGCCAAGCAGATGCTCGCCCAAGTCATCACCGATGGCGCATGGACCGAGCCCAAGCCCAAGGCGATCCTCACCGACCACGCAGCGGAGGACCGCGCCACCCTGGAGAAGCACCTCGGGCTCAAGACGAAGCCCGCCAAGAAGACCGTCTCGGATGGGCTACAGGCCGTCGAGTCACGCTTCAAGGTGTCCGGCAACGGCAAGCCCAGGCTGATGATCATGAAGGATTCCCTCATCGAAATAGACTCGGACCTCGCGGCCGAGTCCAAGCCCATCGGTCTCGCTGAGGAAATCCCCGGCTACGTGTGGGCCGACCACAAGACCAAGGAAATGCCCGTGAAGGTGGGAGACGACGCCTGCGACTGCTGCCGTTACGTCGTCGCACACCTCGACCTCGCGGGGAAGAGCACCTACAACGTCAGGAGCCTGGGATGACCACGTTCAGCGATGCGTTCGCGCAGACGTACACCGAGCGGCGGCGGGTCACAGCAACCCGCGTCCGCAAGCCCCGCAAGCCCGTCCTCGTCGTCCTGGGCACCCTCCTGGCGACAGCAGCCGCCTGGATCGCTGTGCGGGTCGTGAAGGGCAAGCGCGCCATCATCTACACCGTGGGCTTCGGCTTCATCGACTACGGGATCTTCGGCTGGAATGCACTGGTGGGATACGCTGCGATCGGGGTCTCACTCCTGATCCTGGAGATGCTGAGCGGAGGGGATGAGCAGTGAAGTCGCTCAAGACGCTGATGAACCGCTCGCCCGTCCCGTACGTGACCGAGGCCCAGGCCGCTACGCGCGGCTTCGGAGGCTTCAGCACCGACGACGTGAACCCCGCCGACCAGGAGCGGATGATGGGCCTGTACGGGTCCCTCAGCACCCTGTTCGCGATCGTGCACGCCACCTCAGAGGCCACCGGGCGCGTCGACTGGAAGTTGTGGCGCAAGAGCGCCACCGGCAGCGACGAGGACCGCGTAGAAGTCCTCCAGCACCCCGCCCTGGTCGTCTGGAACAAGCCCAACCCGTTCTACACGCGGCAGGAACTCGTCGAGTCCGTGCAGCAGCACGTAGACCTCACGGGTGAGGGCTGGTTCACCATGGCCCGCGACACTCGGATGCCGTCCCTCGGCCCGACCGAGATCTGGCCCGTGCGCCCCGACCGTATGCACGTCGTGAAGTCCCCCACCGAGTTCCTGACCGGCTACATCTACCGTGGCCCGGACGGCACGGAGGTGCCGCTGGAGAAGGACGAGGTCGCTCAGATCCGGATGCCGAACCCCCTGGACCCCTACCGGGGTCTCGGACCGGTGCAGTCCCTCCTGGCGATCCTGTACGGGCAGCGTGCCGCCCTGGACTACAACCGGAACTTCTTCATCAACGGCGCAGGCCCCGGGGGCATCATCGAGTTCCCTGAGGAACTTGACGACGACGAGTGGCGTCGGTTCACCCGCCGCTGGGCGTCCACGCACCAGGGCGTCGCGAACGCGCACAAGGTCGCCACGCTCGAAGGCGGCGCGAAGTGGGTGGAGCGCAACTACTCGTACAAGGACATGCAGTTCACGGAACTCACTGGCGTCAGCCGGGACATGATCCGTGAGGCATTCCTCATCCACAAGCACATCCTCGGGCAGTCCGACGACGTGAACCTCGCCAACGCCCTCGTGGCCGACGAGGCGTTCGCTGAGCGCATCATCGTGCCCCGCCTGGAGCGCTTCAAGGGAGCCCTGAACAACGACTTCCTCAAGCAGTTCCCCGGCACCGAGGGGCTGGAGTTCGACTACGAGAACCCTCGCCCGCAGAACGCTGAGGCCATCAACGCTGAGCGCGCGTCCAAGACGACGGCGTTCAGCACGCTCGTGCTCGCAGGCGTCTCAGCCGATGACGCGGCGAACGTCGTAGGATTGCCCCCGATGAACATGGCTCCGGCAGCGCCCGCTCCGGCCTTTGTGGGAGGCTCGTGATATGAAGACCCCGCTCACCCGGCCGCGCAACTTCCGGCCCACGGGTAAGGCAGGCAACTGGTACAGCATCAAGAACCTGTCCGCCGACGAGGCTGAGGTGTTCATCTACGACGAGATCGGCTACTACGGCGTCTCCGCTGCCGACTTCGCCGCCGAACTCCAGGGCGTGAGCGCGCAGAGCATCCTCCTGCGGATCTCCTCGCCTGGCGGGGACGTGTTCGACGGCCTCGCGATCCTGAACTCCCTCCGGCAGCACAAGGCCACCGTGAACGTCGTCATCGACGGCATCGCAGCCTCCGCCGCGTCGTTCATCGCCATGGCGGGCGACACCGTGAAGATGTCGCCGCAGTCGATGATGATGATTCACGACGCCTCCGGGCTGTGCATCGGCAACGGCCAGGACATGCAGGAGATGTCGGACCTGCTCGACAAGACCTCGGACAACATCGCCGCCATCTACGCACAGCGCGCTGGGGGCACCCCTGAGGACTGGCGCGCGACCATGCGCGCCGAGACCTGGTACACCGACCAGGAGGCCGTCCAGGCGGGCCTGGCGGACGAGGTCGTAGGATCTGAGGCAGAAGCCGACGATCACCCCAAGAACAGCATCACCGACGCACCCCGAGCCGAGACCCCCGAGTGGGGCTTCGACATCGCAGCACTGGTCAAGGAGGCCATCGCATGAGCAAGACCACCGTGCCCACCGATCAGGGCGAACTCGAAGCCGTCCTCGCGGAC